CTTCCTTGAGACAGGTGCTGTTTACGCTCCATATGTACCATTGATTATGACTCCATTAGTGTACGACCCTCAAAACTTCACTCCACGTAGAGGAGTTATGACTCGTTACGCTAAGAAGATGGTCAGACCTGAGTTTTACGGTAAGATTTTGATTAAAGATTTAGCTAATATCTAATCTTTATCGAATCTAATCTTGATTCATATTAAAATTGGGGAGAAGAAATTCTCCCCTTTTTTATGTTCTTTTGGTAAAATTCTTATATTTATATAAAAGAATTCTATGGATGTGATTTACAAAATTAGTTCACCAAAAGGAAAAGTTTATATTGGTAGAACAAATAACTTTGCTGGTAGAATGATTGAGCATAAACATTGTGCTTATACAAAAAAATCAAAAAACTCATTATATAAAGCCATTAGAAAATATGGATGGGATAATATGATAAAAGAAATTGTTTGTGAGGTTGAAACTGAAAAAGCTCAAAAATTAGAAGAAGAATTAATTAAAGCATATAATTCAGTTAGAAACGGGTATAACGATACATATATTGGTAGTGGAGGAGATATATGGAAAAATAGACGTGATACTAACGAATATATGGAATGGGTTCAAAAAATGAAAGTAATAAATGGAGGTAAAAATAATGGTATGTATGGCAAAGTCCATAAACAATCTACAATCAATTCTATGAAAATAAAATCAAAAGGCCGTTTCACTTTAGATTGGTATAAAGATAGACATGGTGATGTGGAAGGTGAAAGATTATACGAAGAAAGGAGAGTGTGGTTAAAGAGTAGAAATTTAAAGAAAGATGAAAACGGAAGGTTTCTAAAGGTTTTATAAAGTTTACAATATTTATAGATGTTATACTACACTACACACGAGAAATAAATAAAAAATGGCATTATTCTATAATACTGATGGTACTGTATCCAATGTTGTTATTAACGCAATTATAGATGGTAAAGTAACATCTTCGTTAGCTACTACATCAACAATACAACAATCATTTGAAGCATCGGCATCAAATGCAATCATAGTATCTTCAATTACAGCAGGTTCATCATCGAATCAAGCTTATGAATTGGCATATCCTTCTGGTTCGGCAAACAACGCAGGATATACTTATTTAAGTTCAGCTACTGTTCAAAAAACATATTCAACAAATTCATACGCAGTTTTAAATCCAAATGACCCTAATGCAAATAAAGGCGATGTAACTCCAATAATGGTAGATTCTACTTATGAGTTTGTAAATGATTTAGATTTGATTTATGGAAAAGATTCTGTAGTAAGTGTTGTAAATGATTATATAAACACTACAACATCTTCTTTTGCAACCGCAATAACATCAATTTTACCAAATTATAAAATTACAGGTAGTATAGAAAATGATGCAGATGCAACCGCAGCATCTTCTTGGTTGGGATATATTTTACCAACAGGAAGCTTATATACAACATCGGCTGGAGTTTTAAGAGTAAAAATATCATAAAAATAAAATAAAATGACAGGAACAAATTCAAATAAAATATTAATACCAGCACATCAAACATTAACTCAATTTGTTGATGAAACCTTTTCAACCGATGCAGTTGTTTCAAATTTAACAGCAACTAACAATTTAACAAGTTCATCATTGTCAAATGCTATAAAAAATGTTTTTACCGATTATAAAATTAGCGGAAGTTTTGCAGATGATGCAGCTGCAGCAGTAGCTGGAATACCGGTTGGTGGTGTATATCATACGGCTGGTGCAATTAAAGTTAGATTATCATAAATTAAAATATAATGGCAAACAAAGGAAACACAAATATATTAGCTATACCTACAAACAGTTCATTAGCAACCGTTATTTCCGATTTAGATACAACATTTTCAACTGATGTTGATGTAAATGTTTTACAATCTGCGGCAACATTAACATCTTCATCAATAGAGCAAGCTTGGACTAAATTAGTACCAAAATACACAATCACAGGTAGTTGTGCAAATGATGCAGCTGCAGCTTCTGCTGGAGTTCCTGTTGGTGGTATGTATCATACTTCTGGTGTAGTAAAAGTAAGATTAGTTTAATATCTAATCTTTAGAGAATCTAACGTAATGGTTCAATAATAAAATTGGGGAGAAGAAATTCTCCCCTTTTTATTTTTACCCCTTTCCGATTAATTTATATTTATAGTGGTAAACACATTAAATATATGGCAGCAGGTAAATATTCTTTTGTAATTGAGCAAGGAGCAACTACAAATTTTCAAATAAATTGGACAGACGAAAGTGGTTCGGCAGTTGATTTAACTGCATATCACGGAAGAATGCAAATCAGAACTGATTACAATTCATCTCCACTAATATCTCTATCATCATCTTTAAAAGCGGATGGAACTGGTATAAATTTAAGCGGTTCAAATGGTACAACGCCATTATCTTCTGGTTCTATTGGAATTTATATATCTGCCGTATCATCATCTGCATTAGATTTCGGAGAAGCTCTTTATGATTTGGAATTGGTAAAAGGTAATGAAGTTACACGATTATTAGAAGGAAAAATTAAATTATCTAAAAACGTAACCAAATAATGTCAGTTGAATTAAAAAATAACGTAACTGCGGTAACTTTTGAAGTTCCTAAAACAAATGTTGGTATTAATAATCCATCAATAGAAGTAAATATTCAAACATCAACTCCTGTTGTGACTGTTTCACAAGTTGGTTTAGTTGGACCTGCATATACACCACCATTTTACTTTTCAAATTCAAAAAGTATAACTCAAAATTTGATTATAGGGGGTAATATTAACGCATTATTAGTTGGTGATATATCTGTTGAAACTGGTTATACTTTGGAGGTTGGAGAACAAACTGATTTAATAATTATATAAAATATATAGAAAGATGAGCACATTAAAAGTAAATAATATTGTTGCATATAGTGGTACGCATGTTAGTGGTACATTTTCCGGAGTTTTTAGCGGAAGCTTTGATAGTAGTAGAATAGATGCATTAGAAGCATTTAGTTCTTCATTGGATAGTACATTTGCAACTGATTTAGTTGTTAATTCATTGAGTGGGGCTTTTAATTCATTCACTGCCGCTTTAGATAATACATACGCAACGGATACTCAACTTTATCCTATATTACAAGCTACTCGTTCATTGGAATTATTGAGTGGTTCATTGATAGGAATAACAAATGGTTTGATGGCATTCACTGCTGCATTGGATAGTACATATGCAACTGATGCACAATTACTTCCATTATTACAAGCTACTGCATCTTTAAACGAACAAACCGGTTCGTATGCAACAACCGGTTCAAATACCTTTATAGGAAATCAAACTATAACGGGTTCAGTAAATCTAAGAGGTGATATAATACGAAAAGGTTCACCCGGATTGGCACTTAGTTCATCTCATAATGCTTATATTGTAACTGATGCTGGTGATAACAATAGAACTTGGACTTTTGATGGAACTGGTGGTGATACAATATTTCCAAATGGAGCGCAAATAGGTGATGATGGCGATGAGGTAGGTAATACAGAATTAAGAATACCAGCAGTTGGTGGTGGGTATAAAACTTGGACATTTAATAATAGTGGTAAGTTGACACTACCGGGAGAAATTGTTGGATTTATTCCTCCTATGGGATATGAAAGAGTAGTACTACAACCTTCTCCAGAAGTAGAAGATATATTTTTGTTCAGTATAGACCAAACAGCAGGAACATTTAATCGTGCCGCAATGGAAATGCCCTATGCTGACGAAGATAAAGCAGTTACATTAGGATTTCCTCATAATAACAACACCGTTGGATATATCTTTAACCAAGGTACTGATACTATAACCGGTACCGAGTTAAATAATGCTCTTAATATTATGATGAATTCCGGTAATGTAAAAATTACAGCATTGTCGGCAGGACCTACATACAAATCTTGGACATTTGGCACAAATGGTGATTTATTAGTTCCAGGAAATATAGTAGGTGCACCTAACTTAGCAACAACTGGTTCTAATACTTTTGTTGGTAACCAAACTATTACTGGCTCATTATATATAAGTAGTAGTATTATTTTACCCAACCATTCATCTGCCCCATCTTTACCAAGCTCTGGAGCACTTTACTTTAATACAACCGATTTTCATTTTTATGGATGGGATGGTGGACAGTGGAAACAATTAGATAATTAGTATTCTTTTCATTTCTAATATTTATAGGTAACGTTAAAATAAGTACTTATAATGGCATTAGAAACACTAATATATCCTGGCTCATCTTCGTTTTTCCCAGGGCAAACCCCCTTTGGAATATACGATACTGATTATGAATTCCAAGAAGAAGCTCCAAAAGTGGCACTTTGGTGTGCTAGAAGATTGGGATATCCTATTCAAAATATAGAATTAATTGATGAAAATTTCTACGCATGTTTTGAGGAATCTGTATCAGAATACGGAGCACAAGTAAATCAGTTCAATATTCGTAATAATTTAGATACTCTTAGAGGAAAATCTAAATCCACAAATCTTTCAAATAAATTAGTTCAGGGTTCTAATCTCCCAACTCTTATTTCAATATCCGATGCGTATGGTACATTAGCAGGAGTTGGCGGAAATACTGATATTAAAAAAGGATATGTTGAATTGGTACCTGGTCAACAAGAATACAATTTAGATACCCTTTGGGGAGCGGTTTCTGAAAGTGGAAAACGTATTGAAATTGTAAAAGTATTTCATGAACCAGTAGCCGCAATCAATAGATTCTTTGACCCATATTCAGTAAGTGGACAGGGTACTCTAAACCTTATTGATGAGTTTGGATTCGGTTCATATTCACCAGCAGCACAATTTATATTGATGCCAATATTTGAAGATATGTTAAGAATTCAAGCAATTGAGTTCAATGACCAATTCAGAAAATCAGCATTTACTTTCAATATTGTAAATGGTAAAATCCGAGTATTTCCAAGACCAACCAGTAATCATATAAATCTTTATGGAAAATTATATTTTGATTATTTTGTAAAAGATGAATTTGTTGATAACTCTACAACGGTAACACCAAGTGTTATTTCAGATTACTCTGATATTCCTTATGATTTTATGGAATATAGCGGCATTAATGATGTTGGAAAGCAGTGGATTAGAAAATACACTTTGGCTCTTGTAAAAGAACTATTGGGCGCAGTAAGAGAAAAATATTCAAATATTCCGATACCTGGTGCAGAGATAAGTTTAGATGGTGCTGCATTAAGAGCTGAAGCAACAACCGAAAAAGAAGCATTGATGACTCAATTAAGAGAAACATTGGAAGAATTGGGTAGAACAAAGCAATTTGAAAACCGAAACTCCGAAGCAACAGCTCATCAAGAAATGTTACGAAAAGTTCCACTTCCAATTTATATAGGTTAATATTATGGCAAGATTTGCTTTAGCTAGAGATATAAAATTTTTTGAAGGAATATCTAGAGAAGTAGTTGAAGCGGTTGTTGAAACAACTGTTATACTTTATAAACTAATAATCGAAGATAGTTCAGTCAATCTTTATGGTGAATCCCTTAATAAAACGTATTATCAGGGAGTGCAATGTGCTGCTATGATTCAGAGAGAAGATACAAGTACAAATTATGAAGGATTTGGTTCTGACCAATCTCAAAATGTAGAGTTTCGTTTTAATAGAATACTTTTAAAAGAAAAAGATTTTTATCCTGAAATTGGTGATATTATTTACCACAACGATGCGTATTTTGAAATTGATAACGTAAGAGAAGACCAGTTAGTAGCTGGTAGAGTAGAATCTGGTGATGGTCAAAACTTCTCAATTATTTGTTCTACATTTATGACGAGAAGAAGTGCAATACAAACTGA